CTTCCGCGCCCTTGAGACCGCTCTTTTGAAGGAGCGGACGAAGCAATTCCGCACGCTGATTGATTTCCTCGATATTGGCTCCTGGCATCCCGGAAAGCTTGCCAAGGGTATCTAACCCCTGAATCCCCTGACCGCGATAATCGTCCTGAGTGGCTTTGTATACTGTTCCATCCATCGCCGACTGAGCGCCGGCATTGATGCGCTTAACCCCCCGATTGAGCGTTTCTTTCGTCAGTGGATCGGCATAGGGAACTTCGGGCGGCTGAATTTTCGCCAATTCATCACTAAGCGTCTTCTGTCCTTGATCGTAAGGCAATTGGCCGCTTTCGACTTGGCGCTGAATGCCTTCAGTCGTCGTTTTGACCGCCAGTTCATGGTCGAGTAGCGCATTGCTGGCCTTAGCTCTGGCGAGAGCGACATTGTGCTCATAAATCTGCGCGCCCGCCTGATTGACGCCAGCACCGAAGTCAGACAACGCCGCGCCCTGTATCTGACCACTCTGATCTGTTGTGATCTCGCGCTGCGGTTGAGGGGCCGCCAAACGAATATCGGCAACGCTGGGAATTCTAGCCACGGTCAGCTTCCATACTTATCCCAGAGACTTACGCCCTGGTTCAGCACGGTCGAAGCGGCTTTGAGATATCCAGATGTACGCGCCGAGCTCCCTTCGCGCCTACGCGCCCCAGCGCTCGCTTCCATTCCGATAGCCGCATCATTGCCCTCATAAAGTTTCGTCAACGCTTCGTATTCGCCAGCTGCCGAAACATCGGCCAGCGTCTTGACGACAGTCGGATCGGTCGCTCCCGCTCCAGACGCCGCAGCAACCGCCCGACCGCGAGATGCGACTAGTCTGGATTGGCGCAATCCTTCAATATAGGAACGCTGAGTGCTCGCACGAGTTTGCCCCGCGCGATAGTTGAGTTGCGCGGCCTCAGAATTCCCGGCGTCTGCGGCTGCATTGCCTTGCTGAATAGAGCCAACGGCTGAAAGAACAGTGCCCGCGCCTTGCAGCCAAGGCGCTGCCGCCGCTAGTTGCGCCATAGATACACATCTCCAAACGGCCCAGTTCCATAAAACTCAAAACCCAGTCGATTGAGCACGCGAGGCGAATCATGCTCTTCGGGTTGAGCCACGGCAATCACCGGCAATGAGCTTTCTTTCGCCCATCTCAGTACTGTTTTAATCGCCCTAAGAATCGCCATACATTTCAATCTGCCTTTCAGTTCAGGACCGTATTCGCTAAATATCTTCGAGCAGCCGTTTTCACGTGCGAGCCCGATGAGCCCGACCGGCTTCCCATTGAGATCGGCAACCAGCGCCCTGACCGTCTGATAGGGACGACTGCCGTAGAAAGTATCGATATCGGCCGCCGTGGCATGCCGAACGATCAACCGCTGGTCTGCATTGAGACCACCGCTGCCAGAACGGTGCAGGGTCTCGGCGCTGCTGCTTTCAGACATAGTCTTGCATCGGTATCCCAAGTACCCGCCAGCGATACCATATCGCCGTCGTAGGTTGAGTAAATGTGATTGGTATCGGGAACGCCCGCAGTATCCGGCAAATCAGCCTGTGGAAGATCATCGAGATTGTTGAAGTCAGGTCCGTACTGAAGGCCCTGGCCGTGAGCATTGAGCAGGACAAGCCCTACTCGGTCGATTCGTTTCATCTGATTGAGCGGCGTGCCCATACCCGCTGCAAAGGCTTGCTTCATCGACTTCCACGGAGCCTCATAAGCAAGCCCTACGCAAGCGTTTGTGACCGCTGCGGAAAGCCCGGCGATCTGCCCGCTCGATACGGTAAACGTCCCGAAATCCCGGCCAATGGCGTTTCCATCGACATCGGTGAAGGGCGTGATCGTATTCCAGCCCCACACCACCACCGTCTCGCCTTCAAGGTGCGAAAGACCGGTGATCGTTGTCGTAGCAGCCCCGCTGTAACGATAGAACGCATCGGCATGGTGAGCGTCCGGAAAACCCGTGCACTCGCTCTCAAGCGCCCACTTCTCACGATATCGAACCGTCGCGCCATTAATCGTGCGTTGGACGATGTAATAAACCTGATCTTCGCCTGCGCCCGGCAGAACACAGACATCCTCAATGATGCCGTCGGTCTCAAGCTCTGCCCAACACACCACATTCTCGGCACGGTCAAATACCAGAAGACCTACCGTTCCGTCCGCTCGCACGCAATGAAGACGGACATCTGGTTTGTGCTGAATAGCGATCTGAACAATGCCAGCTTCATTCAAGTCTGGCACCAGGATTGAAATATCATCGGTCTGATAGTCTGCGGCGGATGCATCAAACGCGATCTCATACAGGCGCTGCGCGCTACGGTCTACGAAGATACCTTTCGTGGACGTGTACTTGAGATTAAAATTGGTCGGCGTCAGAGGCTCATCGAACGCATCCGAAAGAGCCGCGATGGGATTATTTCCTTCCACTCTAACTGCTGCGATATTGGCGCTGTTGGACGCAGTCCCCAGGATCATACGACGAAGTGAAAGCGCCCAATGGATAGAATCAATGGGCCCTTCGCCAATGCTTCGGGAAATGGGTCCTGAATCACCCTCAATCTCATCGTCGAAAGTGCTGTAGCCATCTGAGACAGAGCCCTGAATCTTATCCTTACCGGGCCACCACAATCCGCCCTCATGGAGAGAAACCGCCGACGGCCAGCCGCGATAATCGGACCATGCGCCTTCCGACCAATCTGCACTTCCGGACGTACCGCCCAACGCCTTCAAGACTGCTGCGCTGACCGATGTAGGACTCGTGTAGCCGGTAATCCGTACGATGCCGGTGATGCTGCCGGATGCGAAGCTGAGAGTCGCTACGGCCGTCCCAGACGTGTAGTCAGCCGCTTTAATCCCGATGCGGTAGTAAATAATCTGGTTGTCGAGCGTGTCGTTATAGGTTTCGGTCGTGTTTCCAGTCCAACTCTTGACGTCTACCCAGCTTCCTGGAGCGCCCACGGAATACTGTAGCGTTACGGTTGCTACCCAAGTACCAGTGATCGTGATCTGAAAATTCCGTTGAGTGGTGATACCTGCAACACGGATCGAATCGGTGAACTGATCCGCGCCCGTCAGAGAGGTAGTAACCAGTTGGCCGGTCGAAGGAATCTTGAATAGCGCTCCGACCTGAACGGCTTTAAACAACGTCTTGTTCGCCATCACCGTAATATCGCCACTCACGGCACTGGGCGTGAGCGTGATCGGCGTCTTATTCATGACGCGGAAAGGGCCGTCTTCCGGCTGATATAGAACCACCGACCAGGAGCGCGCATTGGGCGCAATGCCGCGCCGCTCTATCTGGTGTTGCTGAGTCCCCGCACAAGCCACGAAAAGGATGTCGCCTGACTGCACAATCCGCAGTAACGATAAATCCTCTTCTTGCCAGGGCGCGGGTAGTTCCAGCGTACCGGCTGATTCCACTGTGATCGAATCGACCAGAGAGACCGGAATACGCGCATTGGAGACGCGAATGTAGAAATTCCCGGTAGGTATAAAGGATAGAGAATGCGTCCCTGTTCCAAGCGTTGTCTCTGTCACATATTCATCGCCGCCAGATGTTGAGCCAATCCGGCAGACGACAGGTCCGCGCGCAATCACGATTCTCAGGGCATGCTCGACATTGGCCTCATTGACTGTCACTTGCTGGTCGCGAATGGCCGCGTTCGTTCCAGTCCCGGCGAGAGACAAGTATCCGCCCGTAAGCCACTGGGATGTCGCGCCAGATTCATCGCTGTCCGTCCAGCTCGTGACATTCGATGTAAACGATCCATTGGTCACGACGGCCGTGACTGCGGGTCTAGTTATCAGTACATCGTCGATCCATATCCTCAACACGTTCTCGCTGATCTCGAGCTGCGCCACATCATCGACTGAGAACACGAAGGGAAGATTGCGAGACTTGGCATTGCTCTTTGTAGCGCCCGTGTACTCCAAGCCCACGCGCAGCATCATGCTGCCGAGCACTCGCGCGACCCAGTTCGTCATGACCTCAGCCGCCATCTTGTAGCGGGCAAGGTCGGCGCGAGCGGAGCCGAGTAGGCTTAAGATTCCCCGGTTGAAGGCCAATATGGCCTGATTTTCCTTGGGCATTAGCCGAGGAAGCTTCCGCGATTACCGCGATCCCGACGTGATGTCGTTCCGCGCCGTGCCGTCGTCCATGATCCAGGTGGCAGGAATCTAGTGGGTTCCTCCATCGCATCCGTCGATGCCGCCATCTTCTTCCAGCGCTGCAAATCCTTGCCGATATCATCCTTCTTGGACTGACTCGCCGTCACCCGGTCGCAAATGGAAAACGCAAAGTAATGCTCCACGTACCGGGTGAAGTTCTCAGGCCACTTGGAATAGTCCATACCAAAGTCAACGTCATCCGAAACGTATCGGAGGTAAAGTGTTTGCAGGTCCGAGAACCAGTAGTTGGAGTCCGTCTGGTAACGCAGCAAGGGGACGTTGAAAAACTCATCCTGAAACATCCCCACGGTACGCAAGAAGTCCTCTGGCTGATTGAAGGCATACTGAAACCCCATCGCTGGCTCAACCGATGGCGAATAATCGAGTTGAACGGAACGGGTCGCAAAGTTCCATAAGCCGGCTTGCAGACAAGTCAGAATACCGTCACGGTCGAACACCAAGTCGAGTTCCTTTCGGATTGAGCGATTCTCGGTGAGAGAGACAACCTTACGATCTCCGCAAATCTGACACGCGCCCTGATAGATCGACAGTTTCGATGCGCTCATGGCTCAATCTCCGCAATTAAGTCATTCAGAAGACTCAAGTAATGCTCACGCTCTCGCGGGTTTTGCGGCAAGTACATCTCAAGACCGTCTGGAACGGATTGTTCTTGAAGCTTCTTCTTCGCTAGCTTCAATTGCTCGACCGAAATAGAAGGGCCGAGCGCGAACTGTGTCACCGCATCGCCTTCATGTGATTGGTGATCCAGCTATATCCGGCTGTCTTGTCCGCCAAATTCTCCTGAAGCACCTTGCCATCGACCTTGCGAATCACGCGGAATTTCGTATGGCGCCCACTCCATTTCACCTCGAATTCAGAGGCGGCGGGGTTCTCAGCGCCCGGCTCTACAGCAGTCAGTTCGACGGAACGCAGCAAAAAGACCTTGGCGTATCCCGCCCCAACGTCCTGCACAATAAACTCAGCGAAGTAACTTCCATCATCAGCCAATGCTTCAATGCGATCTCCCTGGCGCAAGTCCTTGGCGATGTGCGCCCAGTAACTGGGGTTCTTCAGATCCTCAACTGTGACATCCGCTTCAGGTTGAGCATCCCAGATATTGCGCTGATGCTTGGCAAAGACAAAACGA